GTGTGTCTGCTGCTGCTGGCCCGAACAAGTCGGCCCGCACGATGATCGGTGGCCGCATGCTCACCTATCGCCCCAGTGCGCCCGTGCCTGGTTCGTCACGTGCTCGGGCCGCTGCTCCTTCGATGCAGCGCACTGGTGGTTACTCGTTTCAGGCCTCTGGTGGTCGCGAGCTCAACTTCCGCGACGCCACCCTCGACGGCCTGTCGTTCTCAACAACTCCGGTGCTTACCCTGCTCAACGGCTTGGCACAGGGTACGACGGCGTCCACGCGCATTGGCCGCCGCGTCACTGTCAAGTCAGTGGAGTGGAAGCTCAACGTGGCGACTTCGTCGTCCACGGCTTGGTCTGCGCAGCGCTACATGATCGTGCTCGACAAGCAGGCGAACGCGGCGGCGCCGGCGTTCACCGACATCTACGATGTTGCGCAGCCGACGACTCTGCGCAACATCTCCAACTCTCCGCGTTTCCAGGTTCTGTTCGACAGCAAGCAGTGGATCCTCGCCGGCACGAGCTCGTTCGGCGGCTCGGTCCAGCTTGACTCGGTCGCGTCGGTGCATGAGGGTTACATGCGCTGCAACATCCCGGTGCAGTACAACGTCGGCACGGCTGGCACCGTCGGTGACATCCAGACCAACGCCCTGTACTTCGTCATGATCGGCAACGCGACGACGGCAATCACGGACACCAACGTCTACACCGGCACGGTGCGCATCCGCTACGAGGATGCGTGATAAAACAATGAAGGAGCGCCACGTTTTACTTACAGCAAACCGATGGTTCTTAGGTAACGGTTCTCTTTTTCTCGTTAAAAATGGAACCCGAAACTTTGAGTGAACTTAAGAACTTGGACACGCAACTGACGTCTGTTGCTTGTTCAACGACTCCGTCGTTTGTCCATCTCACTGCGATCGCCGAAGGAACCGGTGCCAGCCAACGCGTTGGCCGTCAAGTTCGGCTCACGAGCGTTTCTTTTATCGGTGGAACGGCCTTCAGTGCTTCTTCGGCCGCTCTTTTCAATCAGTTCCGCGTCACGTGCTTCTACGACCTTCAGTCGCGCGGCGCATCCCCTGTCGTGACAGACGTCTTGGCGTTTTCCACGCCGACGTCTTTTCTGAATCTTTCGAACAAGGAACGCTTCGTGATCCTGTTCGACAAGATGGTTCACTGTGGCCGCACTGCCACGAACGAGTTCAACTTCACGGACTTTACGTTTGATGTCGACGTCGACCTGCCTGTGCAGTTCGGTTCGTCTGGCACCTTTCCGTTGACCGGTGCCGTTTCCATTATGTGCCTGTCACTGCAGGCAGGCGCGGGCTACGTACTGAACGGCACTGCCCGCTTGATGTACTCTGATTAAACCATCTGTCATCTGCCTTTTAGTTGATGCCTACGATGTTTTCGTGGCCGTCGCCTTCCATCCAGTCGCGCCACAGGTCTCCAAATGCTTCTTCTTCGCGTGCGCGATCTGCGAGGTATCGGATCGCTTCTTCGTCTTCCTCACGGGCGCGCTGCACCATGAGGTCGACTAGCGGCCGGACAGCCTGACCGACCGCAGGGTTACCGAAGATCGGTGGAACGACCATCGGCAACGGGGCCGGGACTTCGCCCGGTGGAGCCCACGGCTCTGTCATGTGCACCACGGTGCCATGCTCTCCTTCAAGTCGGCGCGTCATGGCGCCGAGTCCGATGCGAGCCCACCACTGATCGGGTGGCTCGTTGGACGTGATCCAGATCTTTGTAGCGAGAAAGTTGCGGGCTCCGCCCTTCGTGTCAATGATCGCAGGGTAGCGATCACAGATCACTTGCATCTGCGTGCGCGGGATCCACCCATAGAACTCGTCGATGATGACGTGTTTCTCGCCTTGATAGCCGTCCCAATAGACGGCCTGCCCCTGCGGCTTGCGCAGTACGTAGTAGGGCTCGCCGACCGTCCCGTCGGCTTTGAGAGAGGCCTCGTAATGGGCGCGGCGGGTCTTGCCGCAGCCACTCGTCCCCCAGAACACTGTCGTGTGGGTAACCCAGTTGCGCTTCGGCTCTGTGAGCATTCGGAAGCGCTCGAACGCGCGATAGTATCGCGCCCAGACAGGGAACATGTCCGGATCCATCATGAGCTCAACTTCGCTTGATCCCGAGTTGAGCAGGTCAAACGCACGTTTGAGGTCCGTGCGTTCGCCCTTTTTGCGTGGTATCTTGCTCTCGTCGCCGTGCTCCCACGGCCCGCCGATGCGGGTGTCCTCCTTCGAGCAGTACGCCTTCGCCTGCTCATGCGTACCTTGACGCGGCTCCCAGTGCGCGCGGTTATCGCACTCTTCCTTCAACCATTTGAGCCGCTTCTTTTGCATGAACGCGACGTAGCCCTGGATGTGCTCCGTGCCGTCTTCGCCGCGTTCATGCTGCCAGATCGTGTACTGAACGTCTGGCCACACGTTCGGCGGAACGTGTTCTTCAGTTGGGTTGTTCAAGGTCCACACCCAGTACTGCATCGGGACCTCGCGCTTGTTGCTCATCGTTGAGATGAATGAAGGAGGTACCTCCAACGTCATTCGTTGAACGTTCGTTGAACGGCCATCTGACCGAAAACTTTTCGCTCCGATGAGTTTTTCAATTTTCAATGAACGCACCAGGTGCTACGACTTTTTCTTTCCATCAAGAATGTCTTCTGTCAACCAGACTGTCTACATGACCAAGATGATTCGCGCCGGCTTTGAGGCAGCCGACGTGAACATGTGGCAAGCTTTGCTTCAACAAGCCAAGACCAACATTGGTGAATCGCACACCTTTGTGTTTCTCCTGCTCGACATGGCGCGTCACAACAAGTGCGACGTGCTCGAGATCATCAAGACAGGCCGTGTATGCTCAGAGCAAAAGGCCGTGAATGACAAGTTCATGCACGCGCTCATGAACTGTGTCAATGACGAGACTGACAACACTGTCCACGTCGAAGCGACCGTGGGTGGCAAGCAAGTCACTGGCGTTCTTGATCTCACGTGTGATGAAGAGCTTTCCGAGTCCGACTCTCACTCGTATGAAGAGACGTCCGAAGAGTACAACGCGAACCCGACTTCTGCCGAGGCCTACGAACTCGATGGGTTCGTCGTCGAGGACCATCACTCTGACCCCGACGAAGACAACGACGACGGCGCCGATGCGCTCAAGCGCTTTGGTGGGGCGTCCGTTCACCTCAAGAAGCCCCGAAAGCTGAAGCGCCGTCTTGAAACAATCGCAGAAGAAGAATGAACTTTCGTTTTCACTTTGTGATGCACCACATCCGCTGCTACTTTTGCTGCAGGCCTACTGCTGAGCGTCAAACGCATCCCAGAACTCGGGGATCATCGCACTCGCCTCCTCCTCAAAGTGAGCCGTCCACAACGCAGGCTCAATCCCAGATGCGCGCGGGCGAGGAGGACGAGTTCCGAACATCGAGCCACGACGACGCGGAGGAGCCGCCGCAGGCTGATCCGGCGGAAGAGCGTCTTGGGTGATAAAGTAAAGTTGCTCCAACTTGATGTACAACTCTGTGTGGCTTCGATCGTCGTCGATCTGCTGCATCTTCGCCCACAGCTGCTTGCGAAGATGCTCAAGGACTTCGTCTTGACTGCGCTCGCTGGCTCGCGAGATAAAGTCCAGCATGTGACCAAACTGAGGCGACAACCGCAGCAACTTGCGCACCATCTGGTAGAACATTTGTGATACATGCTGGTCCATCCAGTCATACTCCTCCGGGTCGACGCGACCGTCGGCGTTTGTGATGTTCTTCAACATCCACTCTCGTGTTTGGCCCTGACGGGACCACTTGCGGTATTGCGCTCGGATGAACTCCGGGCGCGTCATACCGTCGTGGTAGTGCTCATAAGGCATGGGCACACCACGTCTGCTCATCCTTCGCAGTACTTAGGAGTTTTGTGACAATCGGTCTTTTTGACCTCTGATACCACCATGCGTCCCGCATATCGATGGATATATGTCCCATATGTAGGTTATATGTATATATATCGCTCCCTTTGGTCGCGGCGCTCGCTTCGCTCGCGCCTCGGAACCGGTTCCCGGTTCCGAGGTTGGGGGGGTAATACTAAAAACCTTGGAACCAGGTTTTTTGGGCCCCCCCAAGAAAACGCTTCGCGTTTTCACTGTTAAATCCAATCAAGTATGTGTCCCACATGCTCATATATCATATAGGTCTTGTCTCACTGTCGACCAGACCCATGTCCTCGTATTCCAAGAAGCGTTCGTTCGGCAGTGTGTCTGCTGCTGCTGGCCCGAACAAGTCGGCCCGCACGATGATCGGTGGCCGCATGCTCACCTATCGCCCCAGTGCGCCCGTGCCTGGTTCGTCACGTGCTCGGGCCGCTGCTCCTTC